AACGTACACATAGGGCTGAACATCTGTTCGCGGATAAAAAGTTAGTCACCTCTAACCCTGGTTAGACACGTCTAACTATCGTTAGTCACCACTAACACGGGATCTCGTCAATTTATGAACGAAAAACCGTAAACGAGATCTCGTCAATTCATGAACGAAATATCGTGTACGAAATATCGTATACAAAAAATCGTAAATTAGTTGTTGACAACTGTCACAATCTTTGGTATACTATTTACAGATAAAGTCAATAGCCACTCGGCACACAACTAAATAGCGCGAATCAAATAGCGGTTTTCTGGCATAAAGTCCAGACCACGGCATGTATTTGTAGTAGGCGGAATTGTCTGAATTGTCTGACAACTTCAACCGAGTCCAACTGGTTGGACTCACCGAGTGAGAGAAAAGGAGAAAAACAATGTCGTACAATTTAACTATCACTAACGAGCGTTCTAAGAAACAGCAGCTTGCCATTATCAATATGTATAATGACGAGCTTGCTAACATCCAGTCCGAGGACACGAGACAAGCACTTGCTAACATTCTCTTTGAGAGAGATAGCGTGGAAGTAACTAACTACAAGCTGGCATACTTCCTCACAACTGTCAATGACGAGATGGGCAAAGCCGAGGGGTACAAGGGTTGGTTTCAGATGGTCAAAGACGTGACTGGACTTTCAAAGTCCATGATTTACAATTATAGGAACGTTGCACAAGCGTGTTTGACTGATGAGAACGGTGACTTTTTCGTTCCCGATTATTTGGTCGGTTTTACCATCACACAGATGTTACGTGGTATCGAGGGCTGTGGAGCGGAGCAGTTTATACGGGATGTGATCGAGGGTGTTATCACCGCCGATATGAGTGCCGCTACCATTAAGAAACATTACGACGAGGAAAACAATACGGTTGACACTACCGCCACTGAAGAGACCGTAGACGAGTCCACCGAGACCGCCGAGTCCACCGAGTCCACCGAGTCCACCGAGTCCACCGAGTCCACGGAAAAGACCTATCATGTCTATCTGGATGGTAAAGAAGTCGGGTTATTTATCCCTGTACAGTGGGATGGAACACTTACAGGAACGTTCACAGTCAGATAACATTAACACGGTGGGAAGTCTATTAAATGGACTTCCCACCACAACACAAAAATGAGGTGACACGCAATGGTAAATAAAAGAACACAACACAAGATTGATTTAGAATGTGAGTATATTAATACGTTATGGGATAGATACGATTCTGGCGACGATAAAGCAAAATTTATACTTGCGCTTTATATAAGAGAGTTTAAACTTCACCCACAGTCAACCGCTTATGCAAAAATCGTATTATCATACATGGAAAACAATGATTACGAAAAAGCGTTACATGATATGATGGAACGTGCTAATCGTGGAGAAATAAAAGTATACAACGTGATATGATATCTGCCGATACGGTAACGGATGGTTCCCCACAAATCATCCGTTACCGTAACAGGTGTTTTTATTTTTCGCCTGAGTCCAACCGATTGGATTGTAACATTTGTTATCAGCCCTCTTAATAAGGCGCGCACATCCTATCTATTAAAGTGTTCCTCGTGGTGTGAAACAAAAACTGAATAGCGGCTTTATTTAAAGACTGCCCGTGGTCGCGAACACGGGAGTCCAACCGATTGGACTGTTCAATTTGTGGAAAATAGAAACATAGGGGTATCAAAATTTTAGCACAAAGATAAAAATCAGAAAGGAAAAGAATCATGGGTAAGTTCACAGACAGAGCGAAGGCATCAACATTACTTTCAGATCTCATGCAGGGACGCACGAAACTTAGCACAGAAGAGGTCATAGCTAAGTTTCCCTCCGGGTTCACTATCGAGGACTTTGACATCGTTAATGATAGTAAGAACGAGTATCCTGTTTTCACGATCAAGGAAGATAAGACAGTGTGCTTCTTCGGCGGAGCGATCCTCAATAACATGGTCAGTGCCTGGACAGAAGGATATGAAAACTTAGAGGACTGCCGTAATGATTTCCGTGAGGAAGGTGGTGTTCGTATCCGCCTGTACATGGGCAAGACCAAGACAGGTAACAATCTTACCAAGGTTGACATCATGTAATAGTCCAACTGATTGGACTGAAAGGAGAGAGCCAATGAAACTTGGATTTTATTGTCGTCAAGCGAGAGTTGAACAGGGGATTTCTCTCCGATGTGCTGCTGAGGAAATGGGATACAGTCCAAACGCTGTATCCCATTTCGAAACAGGTAAATCTAATAGTGTAAATTACGATATGTTAGAATGGTATGTAAGGAACACTGATTTAGATACCGGAGAGTGGGGTGATCTGTTTGACTATTAACCAATTTTTAGAAATCAATCCTACTGAATTGAGCAAAATGAATCAAGAGGACTTAGAGCCTGTTGTGAGAGAAATGGCTAAAAAGGCAAACAAAAGGCTCGAAAAACTGTCATGGTTAGAGATTCCTGCACCTGCTTTTCATTCACGTCAAGTGTATGATAAAAAGGGCGAAAATAAGTTAAGAGATTTTACTGGACAGTGGGTTTATAATGAATTTACTTCTGAAGGTAAGAATTTAAATCAGTTAAGGAACGAAGCAAAATATATGCAGATGTTTTTTAAGAATAAGACATCAACCGTAACAGGAGCGAACAGAAACACAAAATCCATGATGTCAAGAATTTTAGAAACACCTATGTCAAAAATTGATTTATCTTCTCTTAGCTATGATGACACAAAAGCGTTTTGGGAAGGTTATAACAAGGCAGTTGAAAGCAACATAGGTATATTATCGGCAAAAGGGCATACTATTCGTGACAGGTTAGATAGTAACAGTATACAAACTATGCTGTATAATATGTATAAAGACTCAGACTTTAGAATGACATCCGATGATTTATACCAAGCAGCCCAGAAATATATCGACGATGACTACAAGAGTAGAACGAGATGATTCCATGGACACAAATAGAGACGGTGTATTTAGACGACATAAAATTTTGTAAAAAGCGTGGTGGTATATCTTTGGCAAATATACCATGTGCATTTGATATAGAAACCACCTCGTATATGTGGCAAGGTAACAAATGCGCTTTCATGTATATATGGATGTTCGGAATCGAAGATTTTGTTTTCTATGGTCGAACTTGGTATGAATTTATGGACTTCATCGAAAAACTGTCCAATCGGTTGGACTTAAATGATAAACACCGATTAGTAGTATATGTTCACAATCTATCATTTGAGTTTCAATTCATTTACAAGTTATTCGATTGGGTAAAGGTTTTCTGCTTACGAGTGCATAAGCCTATATATGCAATAGCAGATTGTGGCATAGAGTTTAGATGTTCATACCTTCTGTCTGGTCTGTCATTAGAAAAGGTTGGTGACAACTTACGAAAAGATGTGAAAAAACTATCTGGGTATCTCGATTATTCAAAAGTAAGACACTTTTTAACACCATTAACAAGTAAAGAATTATCATATTGCGAAAATGATATAAAAGTGCTTATAGAATACATAAGAGAACAGATACTTGACCATCATTGTAATATTACTTACTTACCATTAACTAATACAGGTCGCGTAAGAAACTATTGTAGAAAGCAAACGCTTTATAAAGATTATGATACATACTCAACATTAATGCGTGGTTTAACGCTAACACCCGATGAATACAATCAATTAAAGCGTGGTTTTCAAGGCGGATTTACTCACGCAAATTATTTTTATTCTGGTGAAACAATAAAAGATGTAGTATCATATGATTTTGCGTCATCATATCCATATGTAATGGTTAGTGAAATGTTCCCTATGTCATCTCCTTGTAAGGTTGACGACCATGAGGAAAAATTAGATTTTTACCTTAATGAGTACTGCTGTATTTTTGATATAGCTGTAACTGGTTTAGAATCTAAAACTGCTTGGGAGACTCCTATATCATCATCACGTTGTTTCAAAAAGTTAGGTGCGCAAATAAATAATGGTAGGCTCTTTGCTGCAAGTTACATAGAAACAACTATGACAGAGCAGGATTACTTTACATTTCTTGAGTATTATGATTATGAGAGTGTTACAATGACAAACTTTAGGATCATGAAAAAGGACTATTTACCTAAAGATTTTATACTGTCAATACTCAAACTATACTCAGATAAAACTACATTAAAAGACGTGCCAGGAAAAGAAGCTGAGTATATGCGTTCAAAAGGAATGATAAATTCTTGCTATGGTATGGCTGTGACGGATATAGCAAGAGACCTTGTACTATTCCAATCGAGTGGATGGTATTCACAAGAACCATCACTTGATGAAGAGATAGCGAAGTATAACAGGTCAAAACGAAGATTCTTATATTACCCCTGGGGTGTATGGGTTACAGCATACGCAAGAAGAAATCTATTTAATGGCATATCTGAGTTTAAAGGTGATTACATATATTCTGATACTGATAGTGTAAAAGTAATAAACGCAAAAGACCATCAAGGATATATAGAATCATACAATAATAACGTTCTCAAGAAATTAAAGAAAATGTGTTATCATCTTGATATTGATTTTGAGTTATGTCAACCTACAACACCAAATGGAAAAAAGAAACCTTTAGGTGTGTGGGATTTTGATGGTCACTATAAGAGATTTAAAACTTTAGGTGCAAAAAGATATATGTTTGAAAAAGATGATGGTTCATTATCTATAACAGTTGCAGGTGTTAATAAAAAGAAAGCCGTTCCATATTTAGTGAAAAAGTATGCAGACCCGTTTTCTGCTTTCGAGGATGGTTTAACGATTCCTGCTGATTATACAGGTAAATTAACGCACACTTATATAGACGATGAAATCACTGTAAATGTTACTGATTATAATGGAGTAACTACCGAGGTTCATTGTCCAAGTGGAATACATCTTGAGCCTGCAGAATATAATCTATCATTATCTGATGAATATATAGAATTTTTGCGTGGATGTGTGTTGGAAACGGAGTATTGACCATCTACTCCGTTGTCCAACTGATTGGACTGGTGATTATGGCAAAAGAAAAGATTAAGTATTATTCTCTGAAGCAAATACAAGAACGAAAATGTACTTATAACATGATATTCGGAGAACGCTCCAACGGAAAAACGTATGCTGTTCTTGAGCATGGCATCAAAGAATATTTCAGAACAGGAAAACAGCTCGCCATTGTACGCAGATGGCAAGAGGACATCAGAGGAAAACGCGGAGCGCAGATGTTTGCTAATCATGTATCTAACGGTCTTGTGGAAAAATTTAGTAATGGTGAGTGGCATGACATATATTACTATTCTGGTAGATGGTATATGTGTAACTATGACGAGGAAACAAATAAGCGTGTCACCGACAACAAGCCATTCGCGTTTGCTTTCACATTAAATGCTATGGAGCATGATAAGTCAACTGGATACCCAGACATTACAACTGTCTGTTTTGACGAGTTCTTAACAAGAACAGCATACTTACCGGACGAATTTGTTCTATTTATGAACGTAATAAGCACAATCGTTAGACAGAGACGTGACGTTACTATTTATATGCTTGGAAATACTGTTAATAGATATTGCCCGTATTTCGCTGAGATGGGTTTAAATAATGTAGGCAAGATGAAGCCTGGAGATATAGACGTATATCAGTATGGCGAATCTGAATTGCGTGTTGCGGTTGAATATGCGGATATGCCTGCTAAAAAGAAACCATCAGATTTCTATTTTGCATTTGATAATCAGAAACTGAAAATGATAACTTCTGGTGCATGGGAGTTAGACATTTATCCTCACAAACCTGTCGATTTTGTAAGAAATAATGTTGTGTTTGACTACTTCATAGTGTTTGGTGAGGAGACTATGCACTGCGAGATAGTAGCTGTCGATGATCTTGTATTCACATACATACATCGTAAGACTACTCCATTAAAAGATACGGATAATGATCTTATCTACTCATTAGAGTATAATCCTCGAGCCAACTGGGCGAGAGATATCACGAAACCTGTAAATGACCTTCAGCGGCAAATCTGGGATTTCTTTAAGAGAGATAAGGTATTTTATCAAGACAACGAGTGTGGGGAAGTTGTCAGAAACTATATCATGACAGTGTCCAACTGATTGGACAGAAAGGAGAATCTATGGATATAAATAATGAAGTGTCTCTCGATGAGTTAGCAGATAAGATTGTTAGTTTTGCTAATAAAGCATCTGATGAAATGCTCTTAATTATGATGTATACCATAGTTAATGAGTTTATGGCAAGGCACGCATTAAGACTTGAGGAGAAAGAGGGGCGTTAAGCCCCTCTCCTCAATAATTCATTCACTCTCTTTTGAACCTGGGTGTAATTATACCCAGCCAATTCTAACTTCTTACGTCTCACGTCGCCAGAACCCCACAATCCAGCTATAACTTCCTGAGCTATACCATCTAATGTAACAGGAATCATCCTGTCATCGTCCAATTGATTGGACTGCTCTGGTATATACTTTAACTGCTTACAACACGTTTCAACATACGTTGATGATGTAGCGTATCCGTCTGCTTTTATAAGTTCTAAGTATTTCCGAGGATCTGTGACCCCCTTAAGATTTGAATATCTTTTCGTGTTCACAAACTCAAAATATCCGACAACACCGTCACGAACTGAATCGTATACTCTGAAATTATCCTTTATCGTTGTAATAGTTCCAACGGTATACTCCTCTTTGGTTTTCAAATTTATACTTTTCCCTCTCCAAGATGTTCCGCACTTCAGACCGAAAAAGTTGTTCAACTTCGCGAGATATGATATTCCATTCCCTTTCCAACTCTCTGTCAGAGCCTGTGCCATCACAGCTTGTGGGCAAGTATGACCAAATGATGGTGCTACTTGTACTATCTCCGGATACAGCATCTGTACAAATTCTTCTCGTTTCATTCATTTCTCCTGTCCAATCAGTTGGACTGCTTTCCGTATAATACACCAGACTTTAAGAACCTCTCTATTTCTGCATTTTCCTCAGCAAAGCCAGACACCTTAATGTTACATTCCTTAACTCTGAGATATCCAAACAGATTCTTTATACGCTTATTAGCGTTTGCCTGGTATCCATATATACGGTTAAATCCTTCAGCATCTGCTCTTATAGGTGTTCGTACAACAACATACGGTTTACGTCCTGTCATTACACCATAGTTAGCAGATAAGTTACCGCTTCTTGATACTTGAATCTGAGAATGTGCAAGACCGTGACCTGCTCCAATCATAGCACCGCCTGCTATATTTCCAGCACTCTGAGCAGCTGCTTTTGCGATTCCGCCAGCTGTTTTGTGTGCTACACCAGCGACAACTTTTCCTGTCATGCCTGCGGTTGCTGCTGATATGGCTACTGAATACAGTTGTCCCCAGCTTGCACCTGTTACAGGAACTTGCATAGCACAGTTACCCATGAATATGTACTCAACTACATTAAAGTCATAGTTAGGAGGTCCTTTCTTAACTTTTACATTTGCCACACAAGAACCTGTATAGCAATCGACCATATACTCGATCTCAATAGCTGAGTTCATAACATCATTTGCATCAAGCTGAACAAATCCTATAAATGGTAAATACAATTCAACCTCGGTATTTCCAGAATAATCTAAATATGTACCATAGATTTCTGGTATAAATACCTGTCCCATATTTATGGTCTTAAATTGATTTACAACGTGTGCAGCTTCGACATTACTGTCAAGATATCCGACACGAATAGGTATCTTGGCAGATATTTCTGGCTTGCAATACAACAGATGTAATGTTATTATTGCATCCATAGCATTTTGAAACATTTTTAAAACGGTATTCAATGCCGTGTCAACTGGATTCCATAACCATCTACCAAAATCTTTCATTTCAAGTGGAGTAGGATTATAAACAACTACCAATCCGCTTGAACCAATTTCTGGAAAATATGGTATTGTAGGAAATGGAACATCTCCATCGTTATCTGGAATAACAGGTATGAATGGATTGTTCATATCATCTTCTCCTATTGGTGGGTCATCTGGACCAGGCTCATCATTAGTTATCTTATAAAAGAAAATATTATCTGGTTCGATTGGGTCGATTGATGGTATTACTTCCCACGGTATAGACTCAATAAAATCATCTTGAGTATTCTTTATTACACTACTCTTTGTTATGAACGGAAAGAAACTGTAAACTCCTTGAGGGTCTCTCTTTACGCAGCTGCCTTTTAAGAATATCATTTGCTTACAAGTCTTGAAATGATCCCATTGATTTACACTATACATAAGATAATTACTTTTAAATAACCATGTTTCAAATCCTTGATAATCAAGAGTGTGTCCATATCTATAAGAATCTGTCAACGCTCCATTATCTTCTAAAACTTGGTATTTAAAATACTCATCCGCACGTTGTTTCTGAATATCACTAAGTGACGCATAGTCTGGATTAACATCACTATTTGTGTTTGATGGCGGATTTAAGTCAACATAATCAACAGGTATGTTTGATGAATGTCTTAAAAATCCTTTTACATAATCGAGATACTCTGCTTTACAGTATACATTTCTTGTTCTTTTGAGTCTGTAAGGACCTTGGTATGTTGAGCCATCACTTGCATAAAAAACATTCGCTCCGACTTTATTTGTACCTGCACTTATTCCGTTTTGAGCAGCTAAGTCATCACCATAAGTTCCTTGATAAACAGTTTTACCAACAGCACCACCACTTGTGCTTGTTTTTCTAAAAGCCATATTCTGCTTTGATGGGCATATAGGATATATTGTCCATCCAGAACTTGTTTGTTTTTCATGAAACCCAATCGGTCCTATTGGATATTTTACAGGTGTTTTGAATGAATCGCTTAGTTCTTGAAAACTTGCTATTGAAGTTTCATTACGTTTCATTGTTAAAACAGTTTTCCACGAATGTGCATTACCTGTTCCAACTCTCGGCTGAGTTGTATACAGATAATTAGCTGGCTCAAGTGTGTATGTATCGCATATCGACACGTTTTCATTATACATATCACCTTGGTTTATACCTTGAAATAAATAATACACTTGAGCAGAAAAATCTGTTGACGAATATTTAGTACCTGCAAACTCTCCATCATTTTCATTCCAATCAGTTGGAATTGTGTAGTTATAGTTTATCTCATCACGCTCCTCGTTTGATAGACCAGTAAAGAATCCTACCAAATCTTGAAAACCAAATACCAAACCATCTCTAACATCCATCCATATACAATTATTATCCATATAAGATTCTAACCATTCTGGATCGACATCTTCAGTTATTCCGTTTGGTAAAACAAAATTCGAAAATCTTGCAGCGACTTTTGGATATCTTTTTACAAAGTCGTAACCTAACATAAGACCTGATGCTATTGCTGATGCTCTGGCGGCGACTGTTATGGTAGTTTGAACAAGAACACCAGATACAGTTCCTTCTGTAATATAAGGCATAGCAAATCTCTGAGCCTGCTGTGCGTGATAAAATATTCTATATCCTATTGCTCTGGATTTTAAATAAGTATCTGAAAATAAGAATAATGAGTCTGTAGCATCTACCCAACCTGGACCAAGTTTATCTTCTATTCTGTCCGTGTCGTTTATTGCCAGCCTTGAAAATTCTCTTATAAGTTCCCAAGGTAATGTATACTCATTATACCATTCAGGATTTACAATTCTATTTATTCCCATATTAACCACCTGCTGTTATAAGAATAAACTCACCGTTCTGGTCAAAACCGTTTGCGAACTCATAGACTTTTGTAACAATGCGATTCTCTACAACTTGTGAGTCATCATCAATATACAGATTTGCTTCTGATAACTCTCCTGTCCTGTCAATTATCAAATCAGTATCAATTATCTGCGGAGCAAATGTCATAAGCACATCTGTCCTTAACGATACTTCGAGAAGTCCTGTCCTTATTGACCTTATTTCATCAACATAATAATAACGATTAAACCCAGGAATGTAAACATAATTAAATGTCTTATCCTCGTGGTTTATCTTTATTACAGGATTCCTTATATCTGACTCATGTTTAAGCGTTCCAGATATTACAGTTGTGTTCGTCATCGTCTTGTCTATTCTGTTCACAGGGTCATTTGTATAACCCAATGTTATATTGAAAGCCATAGACGTTTCTCCTTATAATTGAGCAAGGGTGTCCAACTGATTGGACACCCCTGCGATTTCAATTACGCGATGTAGAACACCACGCACTGTTCCTGATAATCGTTGAAGTAGCGAGCATCCTGCTTGTGCCAGTAGTTCCAGAACTCAGCCTTCGGATTCCAGTTCGTCGTAACACGGCGATTGAAGTTTGCTACTCCAAGCGCATCTCTGTCAAAGAGAACACCAAGGATACCGGACTTCTCAACGGTCTTACCTGTTGGTGTCTTGACATTGATCTTCGACACAGAGTTAAAGCTATAATCTGTACCTGTTCCCTGCCAGAACGGAACCACTTCAGCTCCAGGCAGTTTGACAAGAGCGTTGTGATAAGTGTCTGATTCCATGAATACAGACGTTGCCTTATCGAAGTTTGACAGCAGGATCAGATGCTGCTTGTCGCGAGGTGTAAATCTGTTCTTTCCTTCGATGTTATACAGCGTTGACAGTCTTGTCAGCCTGTCGAGTGTCAACTGAATGACGAATCCTGCGTAGCGGACAAATGCAGGATTATTAAGAGCCTTGTCAACTGTTACCTCGTCACCCTGTCTTACAGCATTGTACTCAGCCAATAGATTGATTGCTCGAGGAGATCCTGCTGTTCCAGCATCACCAAGTGTTTCACCGATCGCATTGTTGACAGTTCTCATGATAAGGTCATCTGTCCTTACTGTCATAGCCTTATCAACATTGTTGTGCAACATTGATATGAAACTGTTCATCTGCATGGCATTACTGAACGCAGATTTTACCTGCCTTTCAGTTACTGACAGCGGAACTTCAAAGGTTGTGAGACCATCGAAGAACTTAGCAGATGCAGAAGGCTTAGTAAATACATTAGGATCATACGACGTTCCATCTTCAAGTTCCCACGATTCATTTTCTGTGGCGATCGGAATCTCAGCCTGAATCTTCTCAAGAACCGAACCATATTCCCATCCATCCATAAGCACTGACGGTGCAGAGCCGGAATATGCCCTGTCAACAAATACTACTTTTCCGATGTGGTCGATGAGTGACCTAACGAAGTTGTCATAGGCATTACTCCCAATCTGGGTAGATGCCTCGAGAGCCTTACCAACATCAACGATGTTGCTAAGATCTTCCAGAACGAGATCGCTCTGTCCGGTTGTTTCCTCAAATGATTTGTTTACAAACTGATAAATTTGTTCAACTTTCATGTTGACTCCTTTCTGTCCAATCGATTGGACTATACAGTTACAAAGTTAAACGACAACACATCTGATGTTGTAATAGCTGATGTTGCTTTTAATACAAATTGCCCGTTTGAAGAAGTTACAGAAAGAACCCCTTTAACTGCTCCATTATTGTCATATACAAGACAATGTGTATTCAACCCAGGTTTTATTGATGTGTTTGCGATTGTGCATAATGTTAATGTTCCACCACTTGCTAATGCAGCTGATAATGAGAATCCGTATGCCCAATACGCCTTAAGTGGTGATGAATATGCGTAATTCATTCTTTTACTATTTGTACCACTTAATGAAGTGTTTCCAGATTGAATAGTTGTTCCACCGCCGCCGCCTTGCTGTGTTATCCACTCTGTATCATAATCTGTTCCTGACTTCTTGGCTAATACTTGCCCTGCACTACCACCAGTTGGGACACCTACTCCAGCATCTCCTTTTGGACCTTGTGAACCATTTGAGCCGTTATTTCCTTTTGGTCCTTGAGGACCTGTGTCTCCTTTTGGTCCTTGTTCTCCTTGTGGTCCTTGAGGTCCAGGCGGACCTTGTGGTCCAGGCGGTCCTTGTGGTCCTACTCCACCACCACCACCATGTTCTAATAGCCATTTAAGAACATCATTTACAGAGCGACCATCTAAATAGGTGATAAAATCTCCTGTCATTTCGCTCCTTTCCAATCGATTGGACTAATTGACAGCGAGAACAAGAAATGCGTCTATATCCATAAAGACATCTTTCATATAGTTCCACTTCCAATTCTCAACTTCCTCTCTAAACATACGCTGTATGGATGACACTCCGATATTCCCACGTTTCTCTTCGTGCATTGTCCTATCAGCTGTATCTGTTTCGCTAAGGTCGTTGCTTGTCTCAGTCGATTTACTGATTGTACCTGTATGACTTACTTCATCAGACAGGTTATTCTGCATCGACGATTCAACTGTCGTGATACTTGACTGGGCTTTCGTTGTTGACAGATTATCAGTCCTTGTTGATTCTTCTGTCTTTGAATCCCTGTCTGTTGATGTTTCTTCATCACGACCACCAAACGTAGATGCTGTTGACATATCATACTCAGTTGCATCTGTTCCAGAATCAGTAACTGTTCCAGATGTTCCCACCGTACCTGTATTAGTTACTGTTCCTGTTGTTTCTTTATTTGATGTATCACTGTGCTGTGATGCGTCTGAGTTTACTGCACTTGTGCTGTTGAAACCAAATATCTGATCATCAACTGAACCGTTTGAAGTTGTTCCTTCATTGAGATCTGTTTCTTCTGTCAGGTTCTTGGTTTCTGTAAGATTTTTCGTTTCAGTGAGATTTTTGGTCTCCGTTTCTGTTCCTGTTTTAGAAACTGTTTCTGTCTTACCGTAAGTTGTACTTCCGGACTTGACCCGTTCGTCACTGACTGAAAGCCTATTCTGCTGTGTACCTGTGTCTGTGACCCGTTCTCCCGAATCAACATCTGTCACCTCACTATTGGTAACTGTACCTGTTTTGATTGAAGTGTCCTTGTTATTGAATGTATCCGTTCCATCAACATTTACTGTCCCTGTCTTTTGTCCACTCGATTGGATTCCTTCTGTGAGGTCTGTCACCATATCGTAGTTTGTAAGTGGATCATACTCTAACATATACAACTCCCACAGCTTCTCCCACTTTCTACGGTATGTTGCCCACAAAGCAGACGCTATCAGATTTCGATTATGTGACGAAATAACAGGTTCAGATTCTGTTATGAAGTTCTCAACCATTGGTGCTATGTACTTACGACCAGAGTGACCGCCGTGATAAGCGATGTCGAGCGATACTTCATCTTGTCTGTACACTTCATTCCATGGAACAGAAAACTGCGTGGTGAGGGTTGCCATGATTCCTTCTCCCTCTAACCACTTCGGGAAAACATCATTCAGCCTTTTCCTCTCCATCGTCATCATCTTCTTTCTCCTCGTCTACTTCTTCATTGCCCAACTGATTGGACTCTTCTTCGCTGTCCAACTGATTGGACCCCTCTTCGAGAATCTCTTCAACTGTTTCCTCTAAAGGCTCTTCCTCTGTTCCGTCATCAACAACGTCTGCAATCTTCTCTAAGAGTTTGTCCTTAATCTCGCTGACAGCGTCATCCTCTTGTGTTTGTTCTTCTTGAACAGGTTGTTCATCTTCTTGGACGGATTCGTTTTCATTAACTTCGGCATCCGCACTCTCTTCATGCTCATCTGTCGCATCTGGCATTACCTCTTCCTCGGAATTTTCAAACTCGTTGGTATCACTAATACCATCAATGTTATCAGCACGGCTGTCCAATCGATTGGACGTTTCACCACCAATAGCTGCAAGTGCTTCTGCTTCCTCAAGAACATCTTGAACCTCACGAGAATCTGCCAGATCTTCCCAAGATGAATTAAGTTCTACTCTGATGTCTGTTCCGAAAAGTTTATTAACTTCTTCAAGAGCCATTTCTCTACATCTGAGCATATCATCAACAAACGGGAAAAGAGCATCTGCGTTAAGTTCAATCTCTGCAGAAACGATGGTCTCACGCTTCATGTTATAATTTGAGTTAAGACCAATATCATTAAACATTGATGCCTTAAAATACTGCTGTAACTCAATAAGTTTTGAAACATGATTAGCGTTTGTGTCTCCGTATGGTTGTGCCTTAATACCATCCATGAATGGAGTTGTAATTGCTATGCCGATTTTACCAGCTTTGATTTTCTCGATGTACGCTTCTGCTGATGCAATATCACGATCTGTATCACCTGTAAGGAGTGACGCAATTCTCATGTTGATGTCAGCAACATACATTGTAACATCGTTCTCAGCCATCATCGTTGCATAACGTCTGAATATTGGCATAAGTCCCATGTACATCGAATCGTTTGGAATGACGACACATTCTTCGTGAATCTTGAATTGCTTTGAAAAATTCAGAGCGGGATTTGCGACTATGTATTCTCGAGGCATATAATACTCGTCTGGTTCTCCGCCGAAGGTTCCGAAAAACGCGTATAATTCTCCGTTGTGTTCTGCAATGCAACATGACCCACCTGTCTGAATATACAACTCTAAACTTCTTTGCGGTATTGTGTCTGGAAGATTGATGTATCTGAACATCGACTGCGTCCTGCACAATGCCTGTGTTACATAAAGTTTTACAGCGAGTTCCTTATCACATATGTCGACAGGTTCCGTGGCTAAACCGTAAACACCTGTGTAAATATAAGGTTGACCGCTGATTACTTTGTTACCACTCATTTCTTTCCAATCGGTTGGACTCTTTTGATTCTCTCTTAATGAATCCCTGGATCTGAGACATTGTCTCACATACTTCATTAAGTGCTTCCTCTAACCTTTCCAGTCGTTTCTCAAACTTCAAGACAAGATAAAAGTAAGCCACGATTGGGAAGCCGAGAGAACCAATGGTGTAAACAATCATTTCATAGTCTGTCATATGGTCTCCTTTCTTGTGGTGTGTCCAACTGATTGGACAAAGTGCTGGTAAATTGGAGAGTCGCATCATATTCATGTATGGTTTGGGGTATTAGTTTACACACGAGTCACCAGCACTTTCCAATCAGTTGGACTGTTTTCGGGTTTTCGATTTTTGGGACTCCAGAAAAAATTAAAAATTCGAACGTATGTTCTATCCAACTAATTGGACATTGTTAAAAATTTAACAATCTTTTTATTTTTTCTACAATCCAATACACCAATTCCAATCAGTTGGGCTTGGCATATGCCGTATGGTATCGGATAAACCATACTTACCTAATAATATGATAACACGTTACACGTAAAGACGTCAAGTCTGTGGTGTCACACGTGGTGTGACGAACAAGTGTATGTTTTTGAACAGATGTTCAGCCCTATGTGTACGTT